TACCACGAGATGATAGGGACATTGGTCGTGATGATGACTTCGCTCCACGTCCCATAGGTGAACGCCCCCTTGACCTTCAGCCTGATCGGATAGCCATCGAGCAAACGCAGCAAGTACCTGAAGGGTATGCACCCTTCGAAGTCGTCGAGGATTAGCCGCTGCTGTCCGGTGTAGCCGTCCCACCAGATCTCGCTCCCAGTGCTGCAGTCCTGTAGGAAGCAGTGTGGCCAGTTGTCGTAGGCACTGCGCGTCTTGCCGCAACCAGTGGGTCCGATTTTGACGATGGTGGTTACGACTCGCCACTGCGGGGTATTTGCGAGCGCATGTCCTTCAAGCAATTTCGAATACGCCTGCGGAAAGAGCGCAGTCGTACATTCTTCTTGCGCTGCGTCATAGAATGACGTACCCTGCGAGGCCTGTTCGACCATAGCCTCTACGTCACGGCGCCGCCCCCTCTCTTCTTCCCTCCACCGCCCAGCCTCGTACCAGTCCCCGTCCTTCATACAGTACTCGCGGGCTGCGTCGCGGCCTCCGCGTCGTTTTTCCCAGTGGGCGCGCTGGCTGATGTGGGACTTGAGCCAACCCAGCAGTTGCTGGCAGTCCAGCTCCAGGTAGCCTTGCAGATGTGGCGTACCGGCCTCCCCGACTTCTCGTCCCACGACAATGTAGTTACAGTGCCCGGTCTCGTTGGTGTCAGGCAGACAGCATAGGTAGTTGTACTCGTCATCAGTAGGGTGATTGAGTGTGAAGCACCAATGGCGCGCACCCGATCGCGTAGCCGCCTCTGGTGGCGCTGGGCTCGCAGCAGGGTCTGGAGACGCTGATAGCTGTTCGCTGAGGCAGCGCAGTTCTGGTGCGGGTGCGGGTTCTTCCTCATATGCTGGGGTCGGGTCAGCATATAGTGCACAGAGGTCTTGGAAGTCTGAGTCTCCATCGTCCATGTAGGCGCTCATTGTCGAAATCTCGTAAAGTTGGCGTCGGCGTCGCAGGTGGGGGTAATACTAGAACCCCACCTGCTGACGCCCCGGCCTATTTATCATTTCCCGTGGTACTGTCTCGTGGCGTATCGGCGATAAGATCAAACGCTACTAACTATTTTATTGAAGATTCATTAACAATATAACAACAACATATCGGGATCGATCCGGATCGATCCAACAGATCACACAGATCATGATTACGTCAGCACGATTACGTAATCACCGCGCGATGGCCGCATACGCGGCCCAATCGCTACTACTCGCAAATTTCGAATCTATATACAAGTGCCCCGCTTATCTTTTGCACAGGTTCCAGTCTCACTGTTGGCTCTGCACTATGCCTACGTACTCCAGGATGGACACATTTTTGACCCGATATAGGATTCGGGCCCTCATATTTATCGCATAGGCCGCCGTCCCTTGCAATTGACCCATGATCGTATCGGTCGCGATCAGTACGCCATGACCAGCACCGTCCGTCAGATCATGTTCTATCATCTGATCTGACACATCACTATAGCTGCCTCCAGCTGACCAGGCACCATTGCGCTCTCGCTTGACCATTGTGAACACATCAGGCGTAGCCCATGTGGTATTGACCGCACCATGGTCCTGGGTACCGAGAGACGCTGTGTAGAGAAATTCCGTTTCGGCAACATTGCCTATATTCGGAATGTTCGGCATCTCCCATACGACCTTCAGGCACTCCATCACCGTCGCACGCGTGCTTGACTGCGGTACCCTGTTGATTGGGCACAGGAACGGGACTGTCTGCGTAGTGCCTGGCGTAGTGGGCGTGAACTGAATGACCATCCATTGCGGGTTCACATCGCCTGTCCCCCCTGTCAAGCTCTCTCGACCCCTACTTTTTGCCTTTGGCATGTTTCTTTCGGCGAACGCCTAGCGAGCGCAAGTCACGTCGAACGCGTGTTAATTGGCGGGACAGTCCGCGTGATTTTTCCCTTAGGTCCTTGCGCATTTGCTGTGCGAGACTTAGGGTGCGAGCCTTCTTCGCAGCAGTCATTTATTCGGAACAAACCGCACGGCAACAACTACAGAAGCGCGCACGACGCGCACACGCGTCTTTATAGACGCGGGACCGTGAACCTAAATGACTGACGTCGCATTTCACAATATTAATTACAACGCCACGCGATCAGGATACTCAACATGATATACACCCGGCTCGCCCGTATATCGCTCTATGTGGTCTATGCGGCGCATAAGGGGCGCGATATCATTGCGGCGTCGGTACCACGAGATGATAGGGACATTGGTCGTGATGATGACTTCGCTCCACGTCCCATAGGTGAACGCCCCCTTGACCTTCAGCCTGATCGGATAGCCATCGAGCAAACGCAGCAAGTACCTGAAGGGTA